GTTTATACACTGGTGCTACCCATCTTTTTTGGGGCACCCCATCCGTAGGCAAAACGACCATGTGTTTCCGCATTGTAGCAGAAGCGCAAAAGATGGGCTACAGGCCGATCATTGTTGACTCTGAGTATTCTTACTCAGAAGAGTATGCGGCTAAGTGTGGTATTGACGTTGAAGACGTTGTTCTCATCCAGTCCACGGTGGTAGAAGATATTCTTAGGCACCTAATCGGATACCTCAATCATCCTGATGAAAAGCATATTTTCTTGTTTGACAGTTTGTCAAATATTGTTAAGGAAGAGTTTTATGACAAACCTGATGGCGGCAAGGCTATGGGCCTGCAAGCCAGATCGCAAGGCTATTTCCTACAGAAGCTAGTGAACCATCTACACAAGGAGCGAAACATCATGCTCTTTGTAGCTCACCAGACAGTCGATCTTAGCGGGATGTACGCTGTGATGAAGGCTAAAATGGGAAATACTGTGCATCATAACATGCACAACATTGTTAAGCTATTCTTGTCCATGTCACAAAAAGAGATGGAGCGTGAAGATCGTACCAACAAGATTATGAGTCAGCGTGCAACGTGGACTATTGAAAAGACAAAGCAGTTACCCACGATTGGTACACAAGGTTACTATTACGTTCTTCCACAAGAGGGTCGGATTGACGTAGAGAGAGAACTGATTGAGATGGCGGTTGAGAACGATATTATTCAGCGTCGTGGTGCTTGGTACGCTTATGGCGAGCAGAAGTGGAATGGTACTGCCAATATTGATCTGACTTTTGAACAGATGGAGGAAATCTACAAGGAGTTGGTGGGGTGAAGCGAGATGAGAATCAAGAGGCAAAGCGCGATAAGGCAAAGCCTGTTAAGAATTCGGGCAGGGGTTTCCGTAAGGGTGATGCTACTTTCCATCGCTTTTTGCTGGACTATAAGCATAATGGCAGCACTTTTACTTTGAGCAGAGCGGCTTGGTTGAAGCATAGAAAAGATGCGTGGAGAAGTCAATATCGCTACCCATGTATTTCCGTAGTTCTAGGCGAAGACTCTGACACTAAGGTTGCTATAATTGACTGGGAAGTATTTAAGGAGTTGATACGTGACTCAGATTACGAATGAGGAACTGTATCAGATGGCATTCTATTATGTCGTAGGGGTAATTAGCGGTATGGAATATTATGAAGATATTCCAGAGCCAGACCTTGTTGACGGGTTCCTTCAGAGAGCAGAAGATATAATTTTAGAACAACGTCGAAATTATGAAGAAGGTTGAGAGGCACGGAATCTTTGGTTGGTTTATGACCGCCGTTGTGGTTATAGCATATGACTATTGGGCGATACACGGTCGCCATCAAACTATGTCTAGCGCATTTAAAAACGGACTGTCCAGAAAGACAACGATGTTCCCGACATTTATAAGTTGGACTATATTGACATGGCACCTGTTTAGGCCAGACTCTCTTAGAAAAACAGACTTGTTCTCACTAATAGTAGATAGGAAAACAATTGACTAATTTTTATATTGATGTAGATAAAATCTCTGAGATGATGGGTGACCAAGCCGAAGAGTTTATCGAGTGCATGAAGATTGTGCAGGATATCATTGAACGACCAGAGACCTATGTTGGTGGTCAGGCGATCAGGTACGCTAATCAACTTGCAGCTTATAGAACGACCATGATTATTAAGTCTCAAATGTTTAAGAGAAAGTCTTCTCTTATGACGGAGCAAGACAAGTTTACCAATGACATTTGGAAAACAATGTACGAAGCTTTAGGTGAGAATATCAACGTATTAAAACTATCTGCTAGAACAGGAGTATCATGAAATCTTTAGGCGCACTTAGGAAAACAGAAGAGAAGAAGGCGGTTGTTGAGAGTAATCAACTCACCGGCTCCCAAATGGAAGACTGGCTTGTCGAGAACGTTGATCTAAGCCTTGAGAAGCGCAATGAGTCGGTCTACAAGAAGGTTGATTATTTTAGACCTAGTAGCACGAATCAGTGCGCTCGTTACTGGTATTATATGTTTGATGGAGTTACTTACACCCCTTCGTTTAGCCCTCAGACATATCGCATCTTTGATAATGGCCATGCTGTTCATGATCGCCTATATTCCTATCTTGATGCTATGGGTATTCTCGTCGCCTCTGAGATACCGATCTCAAACGACGACCCGCCTATTCAGGGAACAGCGGACGGAATAATCGAACTTGAAGGTCAAAAACTTATTGAACTTAAATCCATTTCGTCAGAAGGTTTTCACTACAGGCAACTTGCACACAAGCCTAGCGATGACCATGTAAGACAAGCTAATCTTTACATGCATTGTCTTAATTTAGATTCTGGATTTGTTATTTATGAGAATAAAAATAACCAACAAATTTTACCTATTTATATAGAGCGAGACGACGTATTTCTTGATAAACTGTTTAAGAAGTATAGGAAGATTCATCAAAGTGTAAAAGATGGAGTTATTCCTGAACGTCCTTACAAAAGGACTTCAAAGCACTGTGCTAGGTGTGATCTAGCAACGTTGTGCTGGGCGGACAACAGCGTTGAGCAAGAGTACGAATCATTTTGAGCCGATACCGTGTAAGAACAAAGATTGTGAAAAGGTCTTTGTACCAAAGACGTATAATGCGGTCTTTTGTTCCCCCGATTGCAGACGAATTGTTACAAACAAAAAACTGCTTGAGAACTATTACAAGAACAAGGAAAAGAAAAATTCTAAACGAGTATGTGAAACCCTTACTTGCACAACTATCTTATCTTCTTACAACAAAGAAGACATCTGCGAAAGATGTAAAAGAGAGCGATACATAGAAAGACTTGTCTCTTGGGGTTGGGATGAGAAAAGCCTGAGAGATGAGTATCGTTAGGGTTGTTAATAGTATGAAGAAGTTGCGAGTTATCGCGGTCGATCCTGCTTCTCATTCTCTTGCTTGGTCTGTAGTAGACATTGAGTGGAAAGCCATGAACGTAGTAGCAACTGGTAAAATAGATTTTAAGGATACGAAAGAAGTTTCTGGCAAGTTTGCTGTAATAAAGAGTGGTATAAATGAAGTTTGCCTTGAATATAAACCGGATGCTGCTGTCATTGAGCAGTCTGTTTACATTCAGAACTTTCAATCAAGCAGAATAATTTCGTACATTATTGGTTACACTTGGGGCAACCTTGATGACTATTGTAAGTCTGTTTGTGATGTCAATCCTTTGATTTGGAAGAATGTGATTGGATACAAAAACATCTCTAAAGAAGACAAGAAAAGAATCACTACCGAGTGTGGTGGCAAGGGCGTACAGAAGCGTCTTTCGAAGGAAAGAAAAGATCGTGTGAAAGTTATTATTGAGAAACAAATTTCTTTTAGCACAGATGATGAAGACATAAACGACTCGCTAGGCATTGCGCTGTGGTACTATATTGATCGTGGCTACGGAACCCTACAAGGATAAGCAGTGGCTGTACGACCACTACGTCAAGCGCAGGATGAACCTGACTGACATATGTAAGCGTCTTAAGGAAAGCTACAACGTTGAAGTTACACCTCAGGCGGTTTATAACTGGGTCAAAAAATATGATCTTTTGAAGTATCGAGGTAAAGGAAGAAATCTTGGTCAGACAAGTATGAGAAGACCAAAGTCTCCGATGCAGCAGGCGGTTGAAAAAAAGCGCCGTGAGATGCAAAAAATTAATAAGCAAAGAAAGAAAGGTAAGAAGTTTTGAGAAGATCTGTAAACACAAAAGACATAGTAACTTTTGCTAAGTTGGATATGATCTACAACCAGATTAGATTATTAGAGGCTAAGCAAAATCAGACTGAGTATAAATGTCTTGGTTCTGGCAAGTGCTGCTCTATTGGTTTGAATATTCACATGGCTGAATGCGCAAGCATTGCGTTCAACCTCCGTCAGCAATATTATCTTTATATGGAAGATAAGGGCATGGACTTTGCTGACGAGTGGATGACTGGAATTGTTGAAGCTCTCAAGGAAGCCATGTACGACGAAGACTGGCAGGTCGGTGGTGAGACTAAGAGAAAGTGTGTGTTCTTCAAGGATGGATGCACGATCTACGGCTATAGGCCGATGGTTTGCCGGACATTTGGAACCATCTCTGCGGTAGATGATTACTGCCCTCGTATTAGAAATCCTCACGGTCAGATAGATTACTTTGCAGGTGAAGGCGTTCGCAAGATCATCACGGCTTTTCAAGATCTACTTAAAGAGTATACGTCAGACAAGCATGAGAATTATGACATGGTTGTGTATATGCCGCTTGGGGTTCTTTCGTTTTTGTTGACCACTGAAGAGTTGGAGGAGTTGTCAGAGAACACCGACGACAAATTCTGGAAGGCTGTTCCAGGCTGGTTCAACTATAGGGTTCAATATACGAAAGAGCATGGCTATGATCGCGCCTATTTGAACGAGCAGGCTGTTTCAATTGGTAAGAAGTTAGTCTTCGAAGAAGAATAATTTTTATAAAAACACACTATCTCCTACAAATCTTAAGAATTTGTGATAGGATTCCTTTGCTGAACCGAATGTCACCTATCTTTTGAGAGGGGGTTTGATGCAGATAAAGATTGTTAAAGAGGATTTGGAAAAGTTCTCTGAAAACGAATCTTTTACTATCTATAAAGTAGTTGAAGATAATGAGAAGCAAGATTTGCTGGAGAGCACTGTCGAAGAGCAAGGCTGACGGCTACGGTTATGCTTCCTATAGAATATCCTCTGGTCTTAAAGAGTTAGGTCTACCACTTTTTGAGCCAGAGGATTTTCTGTATTCTGGATACGTTGAACAAGATGTTCTTATAAGTTTACAGGACGGGCTTTTTACTCAACCAACATATCATTGCACTGAAGCAGATGTGTTGATCAACAATTGTCTACCGGTTGACTTTAAACGGGGGCTTGGTTATAATATAGGTTTTAGTTATTGGGAGACTGATACTTTACCATCTTCTTGGATTCCAAGATTAAACGAATGCGATGAGATATGGACAACATCTAGTTGGGCTAAGGAAGTATTCCAAGACAACACGGGTCACAGCAACGTTCATTCGTTTAAGCTGGGTGTCGAGTCTGATATATTCCAGCCGAGTTTAGATAAAGGCTCGAATAAAGGTTTTATTTTTACTCATGTTGGAAGTCCTTCATCAAGAAAAAACACTCAAATGGCGGTTGATGCTTTTATAAAGACTTTTGGAAACAATACTGGTTATAGATTAATCGTTAAGTCTCTTGGTCCTCCTGATGCACGCCTGCGCGTGGGCGATATGAATTTAGGAGCAATCACTCAGCATCCAAGAATAGATGTCATAGACTATGAAATAACCGAGAATGAACTTGCTGATCTTTACAGGCAGACTGATTGTTTAATTTATCCAACAATGGGTGAGGGGTGGGGTATGATACCTTTTAATGCAATAGCTTGCGGTACCCCCACTATTTGCACAAATGCTACAGCGTGTAGTGAGTATGCTGAAATGTCCGTACCTTTGGACTACACATGGTCTTCTCAAGGAACGACGGGTATCTATTCTGGTGGTAAGTGGGCGTATCCAGACTTTGATGACTTGTGTGATAAGATGAGATACGTTGCAGATAATTACTCTGAAGTGAAGCAAAAGACCATGAACTCTGCTAAAATTATTCATAAGGATTATTCTTGGGATAAAGTAATTCTTGACTACAAGGAGCGCCTGTGCCAGATATTGAACCGGTAAAAGAGCCTTCTATTCTTGATAAAGTGAGAGATATTCAAGAAGCGGGGATTCTGCATGTAAAGGGCTACAGCAATCATGAGATTGCTTCGCTCCTTTCTATTCCATCTTCCAAGGCTAAAGAATATGTTGCTGAGTACAAGAAAATTGTTCAGGACCAAGCTGACAGAGATCCTTACTTTCTAGAGAAGTTACAATACAACACGATTAAGGCTCTTGACGAGTTTGATCAGATCAGCAAAGAGGCTTGGGAAACTGTTTCTATTGCGACTGATCACGGCATGGTCGCTCAGAGAATTCAGGCTTTAAAGCTTGCAGGGGATATTGCTACCAAGAAAGCGCAACTCCATAAGTTGATGGTGGGCGGCAATAATGCTGACGCTGATTATATTCAGAGAATGCAGAAGGCAGAGAATGTTAATCAGATTTTGTCAAAGGTTTTAAGAGACGTTATTTCTAAGTATCCTGAGATTGCTGAGGAGGTCCGAAAGGAACTTGCTATAGCTTTTGAGATTATGTCTGAGGCAGAAGTCGAAGAAGAATCTGTCGTAGTAGATAAGTATTAAAAAATCCAGCCGAGTTCAGGAATAGTCTCGAATAAAGGTTTTAAATAGAGTTAAGAGAGAAAATGTCAGACATCTTTGGTATCAATCTAGAATTGAAAGACTTTGATCGACTTCTCAAACAAGAGGAGTTGGAAGAAGAGCCTGTATCTATTCAGACATTCGTGCAGGACCGTAAGTATCTTGGTCTCCCAGAATTGTCACCTATCCAGTTAGAGATTGTACGCCACAGCACTCAGATTTTTAAGGAGAAGACTCTTCAAAAGCTTTATGGTGAGGAAGAGGGATCTGAGTGGTACAAGAAGTACACAGACAATGAAGTCATCTGCATGTTAGGAAAAGGAAGCGGTAAGGATCACTGTGCTCGTATTTCAATCGCTTATACCGCGTACTTGCTTCATTGTCTAAGGGACCCGCTCTCATATTTTGGTAAGGCGAACGGTGTCTATATTGACCTCCTGAACCTTGCTGTGAACGCTCAGCAAGCGCAGAGGGTGTTCTTTGAGCCATTGAAGAACTTACTGCTGTCGTCGCCTTTCTTTAATGAGGTTGGATTTGAACCCAGAGTTTCTGAGATCTTTTTCTTCTCTAGACCTGTGAGATGTTTCTCTGGTCACTCTGAAAGTGAAGGCTGGGAAGGTTACGAAGTATTGACCGTAATTCTTGACGAAATTGCAGCATTTAAGACTGACGCGGAGTTACGAGGAGAAGTTAGGTCTAAGGGTTCGGCTTCAGCGATTTACAATATGAGTAAGTTGTCTGTTATGTCTCGTTTCCCAGAAGTAGGAAAAGTTATTCTTCTTTCTTTCCCGCGTTATAAGGGTGACTTTATTCAGACAAGATTTATCAATGCGAATGAAAAGAACGAGCCTAAGACTTGGACAATCAAAGCTGCCACATGGGAGGTTAACCCGACAATTGAGCGTGAGCAGTTGGAGTCGGAATACATTCGTAATCCGATTGAGGCTAGGGCTAGGTTTGAGTGTGAACCACCTAACATGGAAGACGCATATTTCCGTGATCCTGATCTTGTAAGGAAAGCTTTCAACTACGCTGATAGCCCAATAGATGAAGATGATTCTTCATTCAAGAGGTGGTTCAATGGATCTGATGGTCGAACAAGGTTTATTCATGTGGACCTCGCTTTGAAGCGAGATAGGGCTGCTCTTTGTATGGTACATAGCCCTGGAATGAAAGAGATACAGACATCTATGGGTGTTGAAACTTTGCCGGTGGTAAATATGGATCTTGTTCACTCTTGGGAGGCTACCGTTGGTAATGAAATCAACTTTGCTTCTATTAGGCAGATGATTGTTGACCTATGTAGAAAGTTCGATGTTGCTCTCGTTACGTTTGACCGCTGGCAGTCTGTTGAGATGATTCAGTCGCTAAGAGCTCAGGGTATTAATGCAGACTTCCACAGCGTTAAGAAGGCAGACTACGACACGCTTTTGACTGCCATTTATGACACTCGACTGCGCGGGTATTGGAATGAGATTCTTGTTGAAGAAGAGTTGTTGAAGCTGCGGTTGTTCGGCAACAATAAGATTGATCACCCCGCCACTGGCTCTAAAGACTTGGCTGATGCTCTTGCTGGCGCTACGGCATCTTGCGTAAAAAATATTGCGATAACCGAAGAGATGGAGATTGAAATAATGTATCCTGATAAGGAATACGAATCCGATGAGGATATGCCTGAGTTTGGTACTGTTAGAAAGTTTAGTCCTGAAACTGGGCAATTTGAAAATGGTTTTGATAGAAAGGAGGATTCATTATGGCTAGAAAATCTGTAAGCATTGAGGAGTTGACCTCGGTTGACACTCAAAGCATTATCGCGGCAATCTCTCAAGAGAATGCTCAGCTTAGATTGGAACTTTTGGTCAAGCAATCGGTGATCGAAAAGATGCTTCGGGCGTTCAAGGAACTTGGTGTTGACGTTTCTGAAGAATTGGATCAAGACACTCACGATCATTCTCACTAACTTTTTAGTGGCCCCTTGGATGAGGCTTGAAATCTTTTTTTGAAATCTTATTTGTGCTCCAATGTTCGGTGACGGTCGCTGGTAGAGTAGTGCTCACTAGGGAGAACGGCCGACAGGCGGTCGTCGCTAGTAGACAATAGGAGAACATAATGTTCAGCATTTCAAAGGTAGACCATTTCCCAGAGATTACCCGTGAGGGCCGTATTTCTGAGGAACTTCAGGCAATTGTTGATGCCTTAACTGACTCCGCTACTAAGGGCGAGCGTTTCTGCATTGACAATGTTGAGGCAGGCAATGCCTACAACTCAATGCAACAGCGTATTCGTGCGCAGGCTAAGAAGTTGGGTTACAAGGTTATCATTCGTTTTGACAAGAATGAGAACAAGCTTTACTTCAAGGCTACTAGCGCAACTGGTTCCGAAAAGGTTCCTACTGGCCTTTCAGCCTCTGATGCTGGTGTAAAGGCTAGCAACAAGCGCACCGCTAACGCTTCCTGATAAACCTAATAAAAACCTAAAGGTTTTTGACCCCCGGCGCAAGCCGGGGGTTTTTTTTTGCTATAATTTCGAGATGCTACAACGTACCGAACAAAAGATTGAGATTACCCATGAGCAAGTTGCTAATTGGTATCCAATGATAGCGGTTCCTTGTTATGATCAACAAGTTACTGAACCTTTCTATATGTCCTCCATAAAGATGGCAATGGGTTTCAAGGATGTTGGTTTACATTTTGCGATTAGCACAATCTCTGATTCTCTCATTAACAGGGCGAGAAACAATTTGATTGCTAAGTTCATGGCGAACCCAGAGTTTACTCACATAATGTTTATTGATGCAGACATTGGTTTTGATTATGAGGATGTAATAAAGATGTTGTGGCACGATAAAGACATTATGACAGGTTCTTACCCGATTAAAAGTATCAAGTGGGATAAAGTCTCCCAGTTGGTGAAGAAGGATGTTGAACCAGAAAATCTTATGTCTAAGAGTTTGCGGTATGTTGTGAATCCTGTTAAGGATCGAAAAGGTGTTGTTCAGGTTGATAATGGCGCTATCAATATTTATGATGCTGGTACTGGCTTCATGCTTATTAAGCGGGAAGTCATTGAGAAGATGATTGAAGAGTATCCGCATTTAAAGTTCAAGGATGATACAGGGTCTTTGAGTGAGGAAGAGAAGAAGTGGACTTACGCTTTTTTCAATTCTTACATTGATACTGATGGCCGGTTCCTTTCAGAAGATTATGGTTTCTGTAGATACTGGCAAGATATGGGTGGCAGTGTTTGGGTTGATCCTACGATTGATATGTTACACCTGGGTAGGATGAAGTTTGAAGGTCGAATGATGGATTTCTTGGAGACTATTGTTGTTCCTGAAACTGATTAGGAAAATGGGTTTTGGGAATAGCTCACATATCGGCTAAAAAAATATATTAAATTTCTAGGCTATTTTAACGTTAAATC